CTTGGAATAAGTGTATTGTTCTTCATAATGCAATCAATCCTATTGAACCACATGAAAAGCCTACTGATGGTCCAATCAGACTAGCATATTGGTCAACTCCACATCGCGGACTAAGTATTCTTGCTCCCGTCTTTGATAAACTTTCAGAAAACTATGATATTGAACTTGATGTTTATTCATCATTCAAGATCTATGGTTGGGATCAGCGCGACAAGGAGTTTGAAGAACTTTTTGACTTCTGTAAGCAGCATCCTAAGATTAACTATCATGGATCGGTTGACAATGCAACTCTAAGAGAACAGCTTAAGAAGACACACATTCTTGCATATCCAAATATCTGGCCTGAAACATCTTGTATTACTCTAATGGAAGCTATGTCTGCTGGTATGCTAGCAGTTCATCCTAATTTTGCTGCTCTGTCTGAAACAGCAGCAAATTGGACATATATGTACCAGTGGACTGATAATATGAATGAACACGCAGGTCTCTTCTATGGTGTTCTAGAGTCTGCTGTTCAGAATATCAATGATCCAAATCTCAAGCTTCATCTTCAGGCTCAGAAGTCATATGCCGACGGTTTCTATAACTGGCAATCAAGAGCTCATCAGTGGAAGTCACTTTTGACCTCTCTTCTCAATGAGCCTAGAGAATTGGAAAAGCCAAATCAGTTCTTCCAGTACAAGGTCGGTTGACATTTTTCTCAGTGTGGGTTATATTTAAAACATAATCCACAAGGAATCAGTGATGGCAGTTAAAAAGTCCGCAGTTAACAAGTCCATGGATAAGGCTTTCGTTGGGAATGAGCCCATTGTTGCCGAAATCCATGGGCGCAATGATCCTCAGTTTACCAAGATGCTCAATTGGTACAATTATGTCTATGGCATTGGTGATGGCAAGCCCTGGCTTCTTCAGTGGATGAAGCTTGAAAAGTTTGACAAGGCTACTATCGAAGCGGTGAAGAAGTCACCGGATGTTTACATTCCCACTACAATCTGTTGGGTTGCCAAGATGGCACTCAATGGTACGAAGTTTTCGGATGCCAATCTCGACTACGTGAAGAGTCGGATTGCCGAAATCAGTGAGCGATACAATCGGAATAAGCTTCCTGAACCGATTGAAGAGGAAGTTAAGCCTTCCAATGTGATCTCAATTCAGGATCGTACTAAGGCCAAGGTGGAACAAATCCTTACTATGGCTGAGGAAGAAGTGATTGATTCAGGTCTGCCCATGTATCAGTTTCTTCTGAAGCACTCTTGCACTCCTGCTGCCGCAAATTATATGCGTGCATATTATATCAAGAGCCGCGATGAACTTTTCTCTGATGATCCTCAGGTCAAGGAAGCTTACGGTAAGTCCCTCAAGAAGTGGCAAACATTCTGGCAGGGTGTGATTGATGATATTGACCGCTATGTCGGCAACAAGAAAGCCGTCAAGGTCAAGAAGGAAAAGACAATCAAGATCAAGCCAATCTCGAAGGTTGTTGAGAGGCTTAATTATCAGAAGGAAGATCCTTCTCTCAAGCTCGTGTCCGTTCTTCCTCAGGAAATTATCGGCTCGAAGGAACTTTGGACATATAACACCAAGGACCGAAAGCTTACGGTCTTTTATGCCACTGGTCAGAATGGGCTTGGTGTCAAGGGATCTACTCTGACTGATTTTGATACTGAAAAGTCCGAAGCCAAGCGCCTTCGCAAACCTGAAACAACTCTGTCTGAACTACTTAAGGCAGGTCGAGTTGCCATTCGGAAGATCATGCCTTCACTTACTACCACTGCTGTGAAGCCTACAGGAAGGATAAATAATATGACAATCCTACTGAAGGCGATTAAATGACAAATGTAGTTAAGTTTCCAAAGCAAAAGAAAAACAGCCCACCTCAGTCAATGGAAGAACTACTGGAAGGTGTGGAAGAAACTCGTAAGGAACATGTTGAATTTCTTCTCGATGAGATTCTATCCAATTCATTCAGAATCTTGTATGAAGAAGGATTTGATTTAGGTAAAGATGCATGTGTCAATTCAACTGCATTTATGATTGAAGCATTTAAAGCCGCAATTTATAGATCAGTCGGTATTGAACACACACTTCAGGAAATAGCAGATCAGGTTATGCTTGTAACTGAAGATGAAACTTTGGTTGACAATATTTCAGATACCGAATAAATATACATTATGTTTAAAGATAGGATGTTTTTGTGCTCATAGTAGATCTAAACCAAGTGATGATTTCTAATCTTATGATGTCTCTTGGTAACCATGCCGATACTACAAACATTGAAGAAGACCTTCTTCGCCATTTTATTCTCAACTCACTTCGTAGTTATAACGCCAAATTCCGTGCTGAATATGGTGAAATGATTATTGCGTGCGATGACAAGAACTATTGGCGCAAGCAGATTTATCCTTATTACAAGGCCAATCGTAAAAAGACTCGTGATGCATCCACTCTAGATTGGAATGCAATTTTCACAGTACTCAACAAGATCCGCGATGAACTCAAGGAATCATTCCCATATCGAGTTATTCAGATTGATAGTGCTGAGGCCGATGATATTATCGGAACTCTGTGTATGAAGTTTGGTAACGATATGCCTATTGGTGGTTATGGTGATCCTATTCTAATCATTTCTGGTGACAAGGACTTCCGTCAGCTTCAGTGCTATAGCAATGTAAAGCAGTACGATCCTGTCCGCAAGCGTTGGTTGGTTGAAAAGGACCCTGCGGCATATCTCAAGGAACATATTATCCGCGGTGATGGTGGTGATGGTGTACCAAACTTCCTCAGTAAGGATGATTGCTTTGTTGTTCCTGAAGGTCGACAAAAGCCAATCTCTCAGAAGAAGTTGGATGTATGGCTTAAGCAAGAACCAGAAGAATTCTGCACACCAGAAATGCTTCGTGGTTGGAAGCGGAATGAGCAGATGGTAGATCTTACAAAGATCCCTGCTGAAATTCAGACAAAAATTCTCGATAGTTATACTGCTCAGGTAGGTAAGGGTCGTGATAAACTATTCAATTATTTTATTGAACATCGGCTCCGCAATCTGCTAACCGATATTGACCAATTCTAGGAATTAAACATGTCACGTAAATCAGTATCTTGGATTTTAGAGTATACATCTAAGCTTCCAAATGAAGAAGAAAAGATCAAGTGCCTTCAGGCAAATGATCATCCGGTAATTCTTGCTATTCTTAGATTAGCATATGATCCTAATCTAAAATGGGCACTACCAGAAGGTCCGGCTCCATATGCTCCATGCCAGTATCCAAATCAGGATAATATGCTTTATATGGAAGCCCGCAGATTGTATCTCTTCCTTGAAGGTGTAAATCCACAGATGCCTGACACCAAGAGACAAAATCTATTTCTTGAACTACTAAATGTAATCGACCCTAAGGATGCAGAACTTCTTATTTCAGTCAAGGATAAGAAACTTCCATATCCAGGTCTCTCCTCTGAACTAATTCTAAAAGCATTTCCAGATCTATATTAAGGGATTAAAGTACTAATATGAGCAAGAAGTTTCCACGTAGTGATCGATATGATGATTATGACAGTGACCACTATGAAAATGGCTACCGAGATCAACTGATTGAACGTAGAAAGAACAAGAGAATCCGTAATGCACTTAGATCAAAGGACGTCTATGATCTAATGCATATTGATGAAGATTATTGATGCCGTTATATGATTTAATAGATTCAGAGACTAATGAAGTACATGAAGTATTCATGTCATATTCTAAGTTGCAAGAATACCTAAAAGAAAATCCTACATTTAGTCAAGTACCTGCTGCACCATCACTTGTTTCTGGAGTTAGGGGTATTACACATAAGAATGATTCTGGCTTCAATGATATGTTATCTAGGATTGCTGAAGCTAATCCAACATCACCATTGGCGGAAACACGCGGCTCAAAGGGAATTAAGGAATCAAAAATTCGAGATGCCGTTAGAAAACAAAGAGTAAGGCAAGCATCTCGGTTTATGATCTAAGTTTATTATGCTTCTGTGATAACACTCAACATCAGGAGCTTTCATGGCAGAAAGAACTCAGCGCTTAACTAAAAGACAACAAAGACTAGCTGAAAAAGGAACCCAAAAGGAAACACAAAAAGTTCCATCTCTGCAACAACATAATTTCGAGTTGAAATCTATAACTCCAATTACCGATAATCAGATTAAAGTGTTTAATGCGTATGAAGATGGTGATCATCTTTTCTTGCATGGTTGCGCAGGTACTGGTAAGACATTCATTTCGTTTTATCTAGCACTTCGTGAACTAATGTCTAAGAAATCAAAGCGCACAAAGCTTATCATTATCCGTAACGCACAATCTTCAAAGGATATCGGTTTCTTACCTGGAACAGAAAAGGAAAAGCTCGCAGTATATGAAGCTGCATATAAAGCTATTTGTTCAGAACTATTCAACCGTGGTGATGCCTACGATATTCTAAAAACAAAAGGCATTATCGAGTTCCACAGTACATCATTCCTACGTGGTACTACAATCGAAAATGCTATAATTCTGGTTGATGAAGTACAGAATCAGCGTTATACAGAACTTCGTACTGTATTGACAAGAACTGGTGATAACTCAAGAATAATTATGTGTGGTGACACTAAACA